GCACCTTTCTAATCTTACGAGGGTCAATGTATCTAATATCTGTAATCCCTTTCTTAGGATTGTCCATATCAATTACTTTGTGGAAAAATATCTTTCCATCTACATACCATCGTCTATAATAATCCTGTGCATTAACTTTAAAGTCAAGCAAGTTTTTTATAGTATCAAATTCCTTCTGTATCGATTTCCTAATACCTGCTGATAGATTAACATCATCCAGGTTTAACTCAACGGGAGATTCATTCTCCATTTGAGCAATCGACTCATTAATAATATCTTCTACTGCTGTATCAACGTCTGCCATCATGGCAATGTCTCGATACCTCTTCACTAATTCTGCGTCTGTTTGTGCAACGCCTTCTAAGTCCATGTAGGTACCGTAGTACCCGCCGGCTCGTATAGTTTCTATTGCACCATCTTCGGATGGCGCCACGAAGGATTTTTCTCCTTCGGGCGTCTTCTTCCGATTTATCTCAAATCCAAAAATATCCATAATATTTAATCCTGTCCCTTAATGGGTACTAGTTAACAACGCTGTAAGTCTGGTATTGGAATGTAACTGTAAATTCTTCAATGATGTCGTTCTGAGCATATTGTAATGCTATTTCTGACATATTGATTGGGAACGCGTCCTTTATAGTTACAATGCCACCAGGCAATGCATCGTCATTTCTGTCTAAGTGTGTTACTGTAATGTCTGTCTGATAATCCCTAGGGGTAAGAGCAATACTACTATTGTCTTCCCTGTTGTTCATACCCTGCAACCACTCTTCAAAAGGTTGACGTAAAGATTGTTTAGTATCGTTGGCAATAGTAATTGTCCAAGGATCAAATATTCTTTCGCCGGCAAGTTTAACTTCCCTACCTCTGTATTGAATTATAGCTGGATTAACAGTTGAAGCTGGCATAGCAGCTCCTGTTACAAGTACACTAGCAGCTAGGTCAGGTCCACCGACAAAGCCGGGGAATGTTAGCTCTACCAAAAACTGGTTGGGACGTGCTCCGCCTGCTCCAAGTTTTGATTTAAATAGTCCTATGTCCATTGTTTTTTCTCCTAATAAACTTATTTATACGTTAGCCACCGATCTCATCAAACGAAACACCCGTTCTAGTAGCAATAAAGTTTAACTGTATAAAGTTAATAGATTTTGCTGGCTTAATGAAGATGTCTGCTTTGAATTCGTTAGCATCAATAACCTGTGTAGTATTATTTGATGTGTTACAAATTACTTTAAAGTCGTAAATTCCTCTACGTCCTTGAACATCTCTTAAGAATGGTGTAAGTAATGATGTGAACTGCGCTCTTGTGAATGAATCGTTAAATTCAAACAATTGATATTTAGCTGCAATAGCAATGGCCTTCTCTAGTACAATGAACAAACGTCTAACATTAATTCTGCTAAATGCTGTAGGTGCTGTAGTCATTGTTTTGTCCCCAAACAATACGATGCCGTTCCCTTGACTGTTAACCACTGGGTTAATAGCTGCTGAGTACATGTCGTCTCGGTTGGCTTTAGTTGGGTTGAATGCTAACTTAACTGCGTTTTTGACTTGGCCTCTATTGAAACCTGCTGGTGAGAACCAAGGATCAGTAGCGTTATCTGTTTCTACACATAACCCTGCAACGTCTCCATTTAATGGTACCCATCTATATACGTCGTTATACCTGTCGTACATATATTTCCAGTTGCCGTCCATTACAGAGTATGAAGTAGGAGTAAGAAGAGCTTTAGTAGCTTTCATTGCTGTTACTTCTGAACCTGCGTTGTTAACAACGTCTGTTAATTGTGGACTAACAAAAGTCATACAGTCTTTACGAGTTTTAGAAATATTATCTATAACGTATTTAGAGTCTGTTGTACTGTGTCCGCATGTCAATACTAATGATATGTCCTGGCTTTCTGCATCTGCAAATAGAGCGTATCCTGTTTGGATGTCACCTGAATCAGGTGCGTCTGTTACTCCGCCAGTTAAACTTACTGTAGCTTCCGCTGCTGTAAAGTTTGATGTGAATGCTTTAGCTGTACCTGACGTTCCCCATGTGCTTTCGCCTGCTGGTTGGTCGGTAAAGTAAATAAATTCAGATTGGTTCTCGATCACATCTCTGTAATAGTTAGATCCGCCTTCAACAGCTTTAGCATCTGATGCTTTAGATACGCTACTAAATGTTTCTAGTACTGTACCTATTGTGCCTGTGAAAAGACCGTCTTCGTCTATTACGACGATGTGGAATTCGTCATTTGAACCACCATTTAATAGAACTCTCGAACTAGTTAAAGGTGCTACGTCAAACTTGGACTTGTATGCCCAATCTGTTGCTAAGACTGCTGTAGCTGTTGCGCCACTTCCGCCTCCGCCTGATATTGTAATTGTTGGTGCACTGGTATATCCATTACCTGGATTTGTAACTGTAATTGCTGATACTGCTGCGCCACTTACTGCTGCTGTTCCTGTAGCTGTTATGCCACCTGAAGCTGGAGCAGAGAATGTTACTGTAGGAACTGATGAATAACTAGATCCACCTGCTGATACTGTAACTGATGCTACTGAATTACTGTCAAAATTACTGGAATCCGCAAAAGAAACTTTTAAACTGTTTCCTATTGCTCCTGGATACCTAGCTGCCCACATTCCGTTAGTGCCTGAGCCGTCTCTATGATTTGCTACATAGTCTTCAGTATTTTTTACTAAGACTGCTGTACCACTAGCAACAGCGTTTGTCGCTGTTGTATCATCTACTGCTCTGACTACTTTCAGATTGTTACCATACGCCAAGAACGATGCTGCAGTAAAAAAATCTACTGCCGTAGCGTCATTTGGCTTGAAAAATCTATCGACTAGATTATTCTCTGAACTAATTGTTGTGATCTCGCCTGCTGGACCCCATTGGAAGTTACCAACTATTGCTGCCGTTGTGGAAGCTACTGCTGGGACTACTGAAGTAAGGTCTGTTTCTTTAACAAGAACACCTGGTGATAGCTGAAATGCCATGTTTTTTCTCCTCGGTTTATATTATCTTATGAATGACACAAGTTTTATTATTATCATCCAACTATTTATAACAATACTATTTTTTAAAATTAACTCTAAGTGTACAGAACCGTAGGTGCGTGTGTACATCAGGGTTTCACCATATCTCTCATCCTTTCTTGTATATTCTTATTGTAGTTATCGTCTGTTAACCACAAATCTCCGTCTATTACTTCCGCTTCAGGTTCCTCTCCATCGAATCTTATGAAAGGAGTTAGATTAGTTTCTATCTCTCCTATCCTTTGGCCGTATAACCCTTCTCTTGTATTGACATTTACCATGTCTTTAAAGAAGTTTTGACTTGACAGCCAACCGAAAAGTACCATGCACATAACTAAATCATCGTGGTAGCCTTCATCTGCTTGATAACTACTACCCTTCTCTATAAATGTTGATATCTCATGAATGATATGTTCATCAAATACCAGCAATTTTTGTTCTTCTAGTAAAGATTTAAAGGTGAAACACCCTTGTCTTTTAACTGATTTAGATGTATTAACACCTAATTTAGTAGACTTACCGAACCCTGGACTTACATACTGCCTTTGTTGTTCAGTAACCGTACTAAGAATATTATCGTATTCTACTTCCTGATGTAGTATTTCTACTACCTGTTGTCCTATATCGTTGACTTCAACTAATATAAAAGCATCGTTGTAATCTCTTCCTACTTTACCTATTACATCTGGGTATAGCATGGGTGCTATTTTATTGTCCCTGTACTTTGCTACTACCCTGTATGGCATAGCTGTAATGTCTACTACTATAAAGGCAGAGTAGTCTCCACCTATACCCCTTGCAGTATCACAAGCCATAGCGTAGAATTTATCTTTTTGTGGCTCTTCATATATATCTAATCCTGCATTGCTATATTCTGGTTCCTTTGTACTTAGTCTACCAATTGTGCTAGAATTAATTAAAGTATTTGTAGACCCTAAAAATTCACATAAAACTTCTTGATTGAATTTTACCTCACCCAAGAGGCCTTTCTGCTCTTCCAACCATTTCTCATCTCTTCCTGGTATCTCATAGTAAGGAATAAACATATGGTCGAAGCCATTCATCTTCTTCTCGGCTTCATTCCAGAACTTCCAGAAGTGATTATAACCTAGTGGTGTAGATGTAAGTAGAATCTTTGTTGTTTCTCCAGCTGAGATAGTAGGATAAACAGAAGTAAAGAACTCGTCTGCTATGTTATTAGGTATGATTGCTGCCTCATCAATGTACAACCAGTTAACTGATTTACCTCGAATGGCGGATGCTGTTGTAGCTGCTGATAATACTTTACTATTGTTCTCTAACTCTACGTCACCCTTGTTCCATACTCTAACACCTTGTTGCATCCACAAGGGCAAGTTCTCATACATTATCTGGTATCTGTTTAATACTTCTCTAGCTGCTGAGGCTTTGTTAGCCATGATTGCTACTGTTTTATCTTCTTGGAATATTGTGTAATGTAGTATACACGCAGCTGCTGTTACTGTCTTACCTTGCTGTCTGCCTTCCATTAAAATTACTTTCCTTGAATTCATTATAAGGTCTACTTTACCTCTTTGACATTCAAACAATTTAAATGGTTGTAATCCTTTGTCTAGTGTAACGATCTTTACATAGTTTTCTATAAAGTATTTTGTATCGTTCTGACATTTTACATACTCAGATATTTCATGTGATGTAAAGTCATGCTGATAGGCTAACGGTTTAAGGTTAGGGTTGCCATGATATGATGCTTCTGCTGGTTTAGCCATTATCTTGTAATACTTCGCCTTCTATAATTTCTTTTGCTTGTTCGCCCTTCAAGGCTTTCAGTAGTTCTTTTGTACTGCCAACAAACATGTTGTTCTGTGTTTTAATTGTCTTACCTTTAGACCCATCATCTGCTATACGCTTAGACTTTTCTTGTATCTCTAGCATGTCTTTAGCAGTGTCTTGTAAGTTTTTAATTAGTCCGCCGGCTACTTCATAAGCACGGGGTTGATCTGAGTTTCTAGCTATGTGTAGTATGCCTTCGATAGCCTCAGCATTGTATGCCTCAGCTTGTTTTAGAATACTTCTAGCGTATTGTAGGTCTTCTTCTTGTTGTTTTTCGTGTAGTTTTTCTATGGCTTCATCAGACATAGTTACTGCAGGTAGTTCTCTATCTTCTTCTACCCTTTTAAGATTGGCTTCTAATGCCTTTGTTACTTCTGTTGTATTAAACGCTTTATCTAGATTTTCAAAAGTGTTTTTATTGTTCGAATTCTTCATCAAATTCCTCCAAGAACGTATATGTGTCTGACGGTGTAGCATTTAAAGGATTAACAGATGCTGTTATTGTTCCTTTGCTTGCATTAGCAGTTGTACTGAGAGTCATGTTGCTATCGTTATACACGTTAGCAATAGCTTTCTTAATAACATCTACATTTCCTACATTGCTATAAAAGTTAAGTCTCATTGTAAAGTTTAATGTCCATACTACACTTAATCGGTTAGCAAATTCGCCTTCATATTCGTCTTCATAACCAACATTATCTAATGTAATTTTAATATCTCTCTTTATTCCAAGTTCAGGCAAATCGTTAATCGTAACATTAAAGTCTGGATTAAAGTAAGGAATTATTTGTTCCAAACATTGTAAGCCATCATCTTGGTTCTTCGCAAATATATATAAGGCCATATTCATGTTGTATGGCGTGGAATTAAATGCTACCCTTACGGTGTTTGTATCCTCTCCTACAGCTACTACCTTATTTCTATTAATTACTTGGGTCTTCCTAGCAGGATCGTATTGTAATCCGTTTATTTCAAACCCCATTCTTGGTAAAGTAATAGCTACTTCACCTCTTGTTGTTGTATCTTGTACCCTAGCTATCCTTGTCATAAACTTTTGTTTAGTAGAGTACGCTAAAGGAACTCTAATGGATTGTGCTACTTCACCAGCTGAGTTCTTTCTTTCAATGTTTATATCATTAAAGATAGTACCAAAAGCTATAATTGCTTTCCTTATATGACTGTGATAAAAAGTTTGATCTTTAAACATATTAAGCTCCTATCTCACCAAAAGGATTTTTCTCACTAAAGTCTAATATACCTTCTGTTGTTACTAGGTTATCAAAGTCTGTGTTGTCTATTGGTTCGCTGAGGGCTGTGTTGTACGCTTCGTTAATTATACAACCGCCTGTTTCGTTGTATATTAGATTGCCGTCTTCTTGTAGTAACTGATACTCTAACATGTCTTGAGAGTACTTGGTTTCTATAGCATCTATTTCTACAATACCTGTATCTAAATCTTCTGAGCTGTACTCGAATAGTTCAACTGTTAATCTAAACACATAAATTTGGTTTAACTGATAAAAAGGATTTTGGAAATCTACATATTTGATTTCAAAAATGCTCTTTGTTTTAGGGAAATATAGTAAGTCCCCTTCTGATGGCCTTGTTGTTTGTGTAAACCCGCCACCGCTTGTAAGTACTAGTTGATCCCAACGTCTTTTAGCTAGAACAAAGGTTGCTTGATCCCGAACTTCTAATCCGAATCTAGTAAATATGTCTCCCTGTCCTTCAAAGCCATTGACATTATCCAAATACATTTCCAATGGATAAGCCTGTGTGAATCTTGATAGCTCGTCTTCATCAAAGATAACGTCTTTGTTTACTAGAGTTCTCGGCATATAATATATGTCGTGACCATATATTTTCAAGGACTCGAGGACAAGATCTTCTACTAGGCGTTGCTCACCTGTAGCTCCTATACTGTCTCCGTCTTGAAAAAAATGATTTGTAGTCATAAGTTATCCTATCATAAAACCTGGTGGCAATTCATACTTCGATGACATCTCCGCTTCTATTTCCTTTATCTCGGCTATAGCTTCGTTATAGATATTATCTCCGTTTAATGTAACACCGCCTGGCATAGTAATTCCTGCGAATTTTTTAAGATTCTCTCCCCACTGCCTCTTAATTAGTGCTGTTGTATATTTCTTAAGAAACATATCGTCATAAACTTCTGTGTATTTTGCCGGGTCCACGATAGCAAAAGCTTCTGCTACTATGTAGTCTCCTACGTTGAATGTTCTATCCCAATCTGTATCAACATATAATCTATCTGTCTTACGATTGAAACGAATTTGCCTCTCACTAGTGAGAAGTTTTTCTAAAGTTGTTAAGTGACTCTGGACTATTGTATAATAGACCATGTCTGCTCCCATTAAATTATATAAATCGTTCATTCTAAATTGATACATAAGATCAAAAAGTTGTCCATCTTTTGTATTGTTTGTGGCTGCACCACCAAAGTTAAACATTCTGGTTACTCCTAGTATACCAGAACCAACGGGGACATAACCGTTTTCTATATCCCCTTTGGTGTAAAAGTCTGTAGGAGCCATCGTAGCGGTTGAACCTGAGGTGCCACCTGTTATAGTTTCTGATGCTACGAATGCTCCAGATTTTGTTTCTTCTACTGTTATATATTGTCCACTAACAGAGCCAACCTTTGCAGTTGCCCCCGAAGTGCTACCGGTAATTATCTCTCTTATAGAGAAATTCTCGGCTAGATTAGAAGTTAGCTTTAGCTTTGAACCGACTATCTGATGAGAAACGAATACACGTTCTACACCATCAAAGTGATACTCCTGAAAGAATTGCAATGCATCGTCTATTCTATCTGATACTTGCCCGTCCTCTACATTTATTTCAATAACAGGGTGCCCCAGTCTCCTGAGGCTGTAATCTGTTAAGTCCTGTCTACTCGCTAAAGCCATATTCTATTCCTTAATTAAGTTTTGTACCAGCTGCGTTATATATTGGCGTACCAGTGATAGTAGCTGTTGAGCCCTCTCCCTGTGAATGTGAAATGGTAATACCATCTCCACCCGTTACTTGCGCCATATAATTACCAGTGGTATCAGTTCCTAAAGCTACACTATTTGCTGCTATGGTTAATGCTGTTGCTACATCTCCACTACCGTTAACTGAGCCACTACCTGTAACATCTCCTGTAAAGGATAATGTTCTAGATGTTGTCCAAGCCGCTGCTGTTGTAGCAGTTGCTGCGTTACCTGTTGTGTCTTGTGAACCAGCTGCGTTAACACCTGGCAAGTTGATCGCTGCTGTACCATCAAATGATACTCCACCAATTGTTCTTGCTGTTGCTAATGCTGTTGCTGAAGAAGCGTTACCTGTAACAGCACCTGTAACATTACCAAACAAGGTAGCGTTTAAGGATTTGTTAAAGTTCCACCTATCATCTGCTGATGTATAAGTTAATGTTGCTGCTGCTCCATCTACTGTAAGCCCCGCCCCGTTAGCTGCTGCTGCGTTACCCGCACCTTGAGCTACTGTAATATTAAGATCTGCAACAGTTAATGTTGAAGATGTTACAGTAGTTGTGGTACCGGAAACAGTAAAGTTTCCTGTAACTGTGAGGTTATCACTTACTTGTACAGCACCTGTGCCGTTACCTGCCAATACTAGATTAGTATCTGTAGATCTTGATGTAAGTGAATCTGCAGCTAAGCCTGAACCAAATGTAATTGCATTACCTGCTGAGTTTGTGATATTGCTACCATTCTCAATTTGTAATGTAGTTTTAACAGCAACAAGACCAGTTCCTGTAGCGTCTAATTCGACATTACCTGATCCTGATGTTTGTATTGCTACATTTTGGTTGGCGTCAGCTGATATATTAATTGTACCTGAGTTATCTTCGATAACCTTTTGACCATTAACATATAGTGAACCAGGTCCTACATACAAATCACTCCATTGAAGTGATGATGAACCCAAGCTAAATGTATCATCTGCGCTTGGGAACAACCCGGCATTAGTCATTCTCATGACTTCTGTGCCTGCTGCGTCGAACCTAATTGTATCCTCGTCTGCTGACTCTTCTACTTGTATTTTCGTGTCTGCGTCTGCATCAACAAGTAAACCTTGTTGTGAAGATAGAGTCGTTCCTGTTATAGAAAGACCTCCGCCTACGCTCATGAACTTAGACGCCGAAGCGCTGTCGTCCCACATGAAGATCCTGTCTGCATCTGGATCTGCTAAAGCTTCAAGTCCTAATAGACTCGCGCTTAAGTTTGTACCTGTTATATCTAAACCTGTTGTAACGTCTAGAAACGCCAGTGTACCAGCGCTATCATCCCAAAATATTATTCTATCATCGTTTGGGTCACTAAGACTCTCAAATCCTAAGTGTGATAAGTTTACCGTAACCGAGCCAGATGTGCCGCCCCCTGATAGTCCTGTGCCTGCTGTAACTCCTGTGATATCCCCAGATTCTATTTCTGAGTATTTCGCAAGACGTATACCGCCTGCTGTCGAACCGTCATGGACACGAACTGTATCTAGCGTAGTATCTACGGATATTTCACCTACCGCACCAGTGAAGGCATTATTCTGAGTCGTTGTGCCTCTTCTAAATTGTACCTGTGTTGGCATTTTATTCTCCTAATTTAATATGTTCCGCCGTCTATGCTAGATCCATCATCCATGGCACTAGCTGATATTGTTCCGGAAATGTTTCCTATTGGAACATTCCCACTAATGTTTGCTGCCGAAGCTAGCATGAGCTCTGTACCGCCTGCTGTACTCCCATCATGGACCCTAATAGAATTATTTGTTGTGTTAACCGAGATTTCACCTACTGACCCTGTGAACGAATTGTTCTGGGTAGTTGTACCTCGCCTAAACTGTACTGTAACTGCCATCTATTTTCTCCTATACGACTGAGCCAAGATCTTCCGTGGCCAATCTGTATTTAATGTTAGTTTGTAGGTCGTAAATAACATCCAGTAATTCTCCAAACGCATCTGTTGTTAGAGTTGACGCAACACTACCGTAATCTCCTGTAGGAAATTCTAATGCTATGTCTTTTTCGCTATAATTAGCAAATTTGACAATCGCATTTGAAGAATCTCTAACATAGAGTTCTTTATCGGCTGTGTTAAGCGCAACTTCACCAACAATCAGGTCGTCTGTTGTAGGAGCGTTACCCGCTGTCTCATTACGTTTTAATTTTATTACTGTTGCCATTGGTTTATTCCTTTTTAGTTTGTATATGCCTCGTCTTTATCTTCAAATATTGGATTTGGAATAAGCTTTCTAGGTCCGTCTACTTTTGCATTGTAACCTTTTGGTCTTGGTGCTCTTATAAGAACATTCGGAGCTGTTACTTCTGGTTCAATCTCTTTAACAGTTTCTTTAGCTTTAAAAGTAGGAGTAGCCGGCTTTTTAATTACCGGCTCTTCTGCTTTAACTTGAGAAGTTTGAAGATTAATTATCTCTTCTTGTCTGTCTTGTAGATCTCTTTGTAGTACCTCTACTCGCTCTTCTAAATCTTTTACTGTAAGATTCATTCGAGACTTTAATAATAGGTTCTCTTGTTGTAGCTCATTTACTTTAAGCGTCAAAGAGTTAATATATTCATTTATTAGTTTTTCATTATCCATTTTTCAATTTGCCTATAATTAGTTAATATTAGGAATAAGTTCCGCCGTCAACTGCTTGCCATGCTGGAGTTCCGTCTGAACCTGCCATAAGGACTTGTCCATCTGTACCCGCTGCTGTTACTTGTAAAGTTCCTGCTCCGTTACCGTATACGATACCTTTACTTGTAAATGTGCTTGCTCCAGTACCACCGTCTGCTACCAATAAATCAGTAATGCCAGTAATACTACCACCAGTAATACTTACTGATGAATCTTCTAAGTGAGCAACAAGTGTAGCTACTGTGTAGCCAGTTCCTGTTACGTCAACTGTTGTTGAAGGTGCTGCTTGGTTGTCTTTAAATAGTTTCCATTTACCAGAGTCGTTTGCGTCTCTGAAAAGTCCACCGTATAAGTCCTGAGATCCTGATGTGTCATACAGTCCGTAAAGACCAATGTCAACTGCATCTGTAGCATTGTTTCCTGAAGCTAAGATGATAAGTGGATCTGAAACACTTAGTGTTGATGAATTAACAGTTGTTGTTGTACCTGATACTGTAAGGTTACCTGAGATGGTATGGTTACCACCGATAACTACATTGTCTGGCAGACCAATCTTAATCTGATTGTTTGAGACTGTTGTTTCGATTTCGTTAGTTGTACCAACGATGTTGAATGTATCAGTTCCTACTGTAATAGTATCATCTGAACCAGAGTCTCCTCCGATTGTTAATGTAGAACTTGTTGCTGCTGTACTAGCTGCTGTAATACGTCCTTGTGCATCTACAGTAATTACTGGTATAGCTCCTGAAGAACCATAACTACCTGCTGATACTGCTGTAGCATCCAGGTTATGTGTTACTGCGTTGCCTGATACTACTGATGTAATACCTGTTCCACCTGTAAGGGTGAATGTTTCTGAATCTGTAATTGCTCCAGTACCAGAATCACCGGCTATGCCGACGTCTGTCATATGTGCTTGAGCATCTACATAAGCTTTTACTGATTGTTGAGTTGGGATAAGTGTAGCACTATTTGATGCCATGTTATCTTCGTCAACGAAAGCTGTAGCCGTAATTGAACCATCTGAAAGTGAACCAAATTGTACTGTGCCTGAAGCTGTTACGTTAGTAGCACCTGTTAGCGCTCCACTAGTGATACTTGCTGTACCATCAGTTAGAGTTGTACCAGTAATTGAACCTGCTATAATACCGCCAGAGCCGTCTCTTTTTACAAGAGTGCTAGCTGTGTTTGCATTTGTAGCGCTGTCAATGATGTCAGTGTAATATTTACCACCTAATTCCTGGATAACTTCGTTACCGCCTGAATCTATAGATGAAATGTAAAGTTTTGCACCAGCACCTGAGTTGGATCTATCCTCAGCATAGGCTAATTCGCCTTCAACTAAATCTGAGCTCGCTGGAGCTGTTGACCCTGTGGATCTTTTGATTTGAATAGTTGTTGCCATTTCTTTTTTCTCCTAGTTAAAATGTTTATTCTGTTTTATAATATAAAGCTTTATAATATAATATAATTAAAACGTGCCACCATCAATAGCGACAATATCCGAAGACTCAGGAGCTTGCGCTTCCCAATTACCGCTGCTTGCATCATAAACTAAGGTGTAACCATTTTGTACGCCTGATGTATCTATCCCTGATAGATTATCCACTGTTGTAGATGTTGCTATTTGAGATTGTGAGGTAGTGGTTGTAACAACACGAGAACTTCCAGTAGATACTGTGACCTTAGCTGGTGTGCTACTTGTTCGTACATTGACTCCCATATATTCTCCTAAACTTTCGTTACTTCTGGAGTGACTGTAATCAGTCCTTCCAAAACTCGTAATGTTTCGACTGGCGAAGTGCCTGTTATTTCAACATCATAAACATAACGTCCTGCCTTAACTGCTGCCGTTTGTGCTGCTGTTAAAGAAATTGTTACTTTTCCTGTAGCATTTACTTTGACACTTGTAAAAAGTATCGCCGTAGCTGCTTCATAAGATTTTCTCATTTGTGAAGCTACCGTATAATTTGTAAGATCCTTTGCAGAAGCATCGTCGTTTGTTAGATTGATGTCTAAGCTAAACGTGGTTCCTTGATCTATTACTATATTTTGTACGGTGGCCATTCAAAAATTCTCTTAAATTTGTTGTTCTACTTATTTATAAATAAAAGTAATTACAATGAAAACTCTTTTGACATTAAAATACGGCACAAAATATAGTGCAAACGATGTAAATTCCTTATATGAACATACGGAAGGAAGGTACAATTACATCTGCGTTACCGATGAGCCTAAAGACTTACATCCTGATATTAAAGTTATTTATATAGATCATGAGCCTGAAGGCAACATGGAGAAGATTAAATTATTTCAGATAAAAGCAGACCCTGGTGAGACTATACTATATTTAGACTTAGATGTAAGAATACAAAAGAACATAGATCATTTATTCGACTATTGTAATGATAACCCTGTTATAATATACACATGGTGGAAAGATAAGGGGGACGAACAGCTTAGTATACATGATTTCCCTCACCAACCTGGCTTTCCTTTAAGTAACTTTAACTCTAGTGTGATGTTATGGAAAGATGCTACGCATATCTGGGATCATTATCACGAGAATCTAGACGAATATATAGTTAGATATCCTAATGGTGACGATACATTTCTTTACCACGAAGGCTTTACATTTGAACACTTACCAGATAATGAAGTATACTCTTATTTGTATTCAGGCAGAAAGTATAGACCTGAGTACCCAATATGCTTATTAAACGGATTGGACAGACACCCGGAGATTGAGAAAGAATATGATGAACTTTGTATGCATCAAGTGGGGGACTAAGTACTCACCTGAATATGTCAATAACCTGTATCGTATGGTACAGGATAACTACACACACGATTTTACCTTTACATGTTATACAGACGACAATGCAGAATTGTTATGTGATACAGTAGACATACCTGACGTAGATCCTTTACACCCTAAGTATTGGTTTGGTAAAGAAAACTATTGTTGGGATAGGGCTAAGTTCATTGTCTTTAACTCTCATAACTTCTTAGGCCACAAAGGTAAGTGGTGTTACTTAGATCTAGATATAATTATACAGAACAATGTAGACGATCTAAACGAACTAGCATTGAAACCTAGAATAATACATTCCAAATGGCAGAACCCTAAACATAGACATGATAGAAAGTTTATAGATGTTAGAGGTACGTTCTTTAATTCAAGTTTAATGTGTTGGAATGAATCACAATGTGAACAAATATTCTGGGATGCAATACAAGAAGATCAACAGATATTTAAAACATTCTGGAAGGGTACAGACAATTACCACTATTGGAGACAAAGAGAGTTTTGGAATAACATACCTTTTGAATGGGTGTACTCTTACAATAGGGGAATGGACTTCTCAGAGGGGGATTTGGAAGTACATAAATATAGAGAAGAGTGTAAGCTCTGTTTGTTTAATGTAGACGTGATGAAGTCTAATAGTAAACAAATTAAAATAGATGAACTACAGGATGAAACATTATTGAGATTATGGCATGGTAACAATTATAGCGAATCAGCTAGATAACAATTATAGTCAGACACAAATAAACGCATTATATACGCAAGTTAAAAAGCTATGTGTAAATCCTTTTGAATTTTACGCATTTGTAAGTGATGATGAGTATAAACTACTGGAATCTACACGAAAGAAAGAAGGCTATATAGATGGGATAAACTTCCATGTGCCTAAACACGGTACTGATTGGATTGAAATAGACATAATGCAACACACTAAGCCTGGTGGACATACATTGTTTATAACGCCTAATTGTTTTATTAACAACATACAGGACATAGACATTTATAAGGCCAACAAGAAGATTAGACTTCAGGACGGTAACCTAGGTTACTTTATTTTCCGAAACGATAAAGTGGAAACAATACTAAAGGATTGGGACGAAAATGAAGACGATCTCCTATATAACTTTGATGTGTTTAGTGAGAAGTTCTTAATAGAGGAAGGTACCTTACCATTCTTAAAAGACACCACATCTGAATATCCAGAAAAAATGGAAGATGCTATTATAGCATTACCACAATGGTATGATGACTTCACAGAAGAACAAATAGATTTCATGTATAATAAAGAAACAGATCTTTATCCTTACTTACCTCAGAAAGTAGAAATGTGTTTAACAAGAGAAAAAACAGTCTTTCAAGAAGAACACTTCTTAAAGTATGAGGAAATAAAAGAATCATTTAGTCCAGACTTTCTACTAAAGGCAAAATTAAAAAGAATTAAAATAGTAGATACTGTAGGCGAACCTACTTTAAATGCAGATATAATAGATATCATTCATTACTTTATTAAGGAATGGGTAATTAGTGTGGACATGGAATCCTCAGGAGTTACACATGATACAATATGGTGGACTAATATAGGCAACCTATTAAAAGAACTAGGTAATATTACGTTTAATATAAACACAGGCAACCCTGATAAAAAGATATTAGATAATGCTAAGGCTTTAATTGATTTAGGTTGTAGAGTGTTTTGGAGTTATACGCATACTAATCAATTGGACAACGATATACAGAAAGCTAAGACTATGTGTAGACAAAATAATTTTTCAGGGTTCGTATATGTAGATGAAGTTCCTCCAGAGGTTCCTCATGTACAAGAACATGTAGTTCCCGATATGCCAGACTATAAACTAATAGAGTTAGAGACGCTACAGACGAGGAAAAAGGATGACATATATAAAGAGAGAAAGATAAAATTTGCACCACATGTTAAATGCGAAGGTAAAGTTAATAACCAATTTTACTTAAACGCTGAAGGGAATGTTTTTCCTTGTAAGCATGTAGCACTTAATGTTTCTACAGCAGACAGTTCTCCAGAACATAAAACAGAACTACTGTATGATTGGAACAAAAATAATATTAGTAACTATACATTGGAAGAAATATTTACTAATGATTTTTATAAAGGATACTTTAATAATTTATTAAAATTGAATCCGATAATAATACATAATGAACAGGATGGAATATGCTAAAAGTTAAAGATGGTACGGTGATTGAAGGAATATTTAATGATGATGACTATATAGATATAGTTAAAAACTCCACATACTCAACACTAATTATCCACATCGACGTAAACCTATTCGAGGAGAAGTGTATTGAAGTCGTCTCTGCTCTGGCAGATGAAGGATTACAATATGCTACTGACTTTGTAATAGCGAGGGCTCGTAATGAGAGTTAATGTAATATGCTCTAAGTGGGGGACTAGATACGGTCCTCACTTTGTAAACAGATTAAAAAATTCAGCAAAGAGAAATTGTAATCCGAAACATGATTTTCATTTCTATTGCTATACTGATGATGCTGAAGGAATAGATGATGACGTAAAGGTAATTCCTTTTCCAGACATACCTAATATTCATCCTAAGTATTGGTTTCAGAAAGATGATTTTAAATATGGCATGGCTAGGTGTTGGGATAGACCTAAGACATTTGTATTCAATACTCATAACTTTGCTGAAGACAAACCCACAGGGCGTTTTATATTCTTAGATTTAGATGTAATCGTACAAAATGATATAGAGCCTTTAATTACCTACAATATGGAAAGACCAACCAAGCTAAGATCTTGGTGGCAAGATCCTCGGCCAATGAAGACTAGGAAGTTTAAACTTTCTCATGGCGCATACACTAATGGCAGTTGCCAAGTATGGAGCGACAATCAGGCTGAGTGTATATGGAAAGACGTATTAGAACATCAAGAAAAGATTTGGTTTACATATACAGACGGAACAGATAACTATCACTCCTGGAGATGGGGTGACTGGGGTAAAAAATTATGGGATCACTTCCCGTCAGACTATGCTTACTCGTATAACCGAGGCCGTAGCTGGGACGATGACGATTTAGAAACAGAAATATATAGGGAGACACCAATCCTTTGTGTCTTTAATATAGACTTGTTACCACAGCCTACACCTGATAGAGGTAAGGTTAAACAAAACGAATTGGTAGATCCGGAGTTGTTAAATCATTGGCGATGAACATATATACAGTAAAATGGGGCAGTAAGTATTCTGTCAAACACGTTAATAAGATATACGAATCCTGTTTGGAATCTGTATCTTCAGACTTTACATTTTATTGTTTAACAGAAAATTCAAAGGGACTTGATGAAGGCATCAATGTTCTACCATTCCCTAAGGGTAACACGTTAGAGAAGTGGTGGAACAAGATGTACTTGTTTGATGATAATGTGGTAAGACAAAAAGGTGAGAGTTTATTCTTAGATCTCGATGTTATAATTCAAAAGAACATAGATGATATTATAAACTTTGATCCTGAGGATTGTTTAGCATTTGGTCAGACACATTGGCATGATATGGAAACACAAAAGAAAGAAACAGAACATGTACCACATAAGTATACAGACTTAAACTCTAGTGTACTAAGGTGGAACGACAAACTAGATAAAGAGAATATTACTCTTTATTTTAAAACACACATAGATAAAATCTTATGGTACTACAGGGGAATAGATAACTTCTTTATGCACAAGGGTGTAGCAAGAATTAAGTATTTTCCTTTAGGGTGGTTTTATAGTTATAACCAAGGCTATATATATCCACATGATGTAGAAAAACATGTATTCAGACAAATACCATATGTCTGTTTATTTGATTCAATGGGAAGAAAAGAAGATGTTAAATTTTAATTTTTTAAACAGTATGCAACATTGGGGAGAAGGACTCGCCAAAGTTGAACACGAAATGAAACACAAGCACGATGATTTTAGACAAGCTCTAAATCCTAACACGATGGAGGGTGCCATATGGTTAGTAGAAGAACTTAAAAATAGTCTAGATGACTATATGAAAGACGAACAATTAAAGATTCTTGTATTAAACAGCTGGTTAGGAGTACCCTTAGTGCCACTACTATGTGAGAACTTGTCCGTAGGAGAATTGCACCTAGTTGACATCGATAACGAAGCTTTAGAGCTCTCTAAGGTGTTTAACAAGCATTATATTAGCGAAGAATTCATAAAAATAAATCATTGGAACTTAGATATTCCCTTCGCTTTTGATGAGTTAAATCAACTGAAGGTAGACATAGTTATTACAATGGGAGCAGAACAGATGTACCCATTGCAAGATTTAAGAACTGCCAACAAGCATGCAATATTTGCCTGTCAATCATCTAATGTTATAGAAGAGATGTATGGTATTAATTGTGTAGATAGTGAGAAGGCATTGATAGAGAATGTTGGATTAAAAGATACGAGTTACACAGGTAAGACTAAGCAGTTCTATTATGATTGGAACGGCAAGGTACACTTCGATAGGTTCATGGCAATTGGCACAAAATAAAAAACTAAACGCAGCCTTAAAGGAAGCATCTTTCGATACGTTTATAGGAGCAATAATAATGTTCCCGATGAGTGTGTTCATTATAAAAGCTTGTATAGACTACGCAGAAACCTCATCTGAGATGGCTGCGTTTATAAACTTCATATCATTAACTGGTGTTGCAATCGTAAGAAAAACCCTAGTAAGACTAAGGTTTTCTAAATACGATTTGTTTGATTAAAGAGCTTTAATCTTTTCTAGTGTAGCTAGTACCTGTTCTTCAGATAGATGTCCAAGAACATCGTCTGTAATGGGTGTGTCATAACACAACCCACCATCTGAATTTATAACTGCTAACTCCCACTTATTAGGATAACCATATGAACCTCTATGATTAATTACACTAGCCCCATAGCCATTATCAAATTGATATTTTCTTTGGAGTCCACCGTTTACAATCTCTGATTTCATTATCATCTTTCACCTATCTTTTTAAATTTACGTCTTGCCTTACTGAATTGTTTTAAAGGATTCTTAAAGAC